TTTTCCAACGTATGAAGATGCAACTAAGTTTGTTTCAGATTATGAAGACGAGTTCAATGGTATGGATATTGAATGTGTAGATGATGATGATGGGAGCAGCCTTTACTGGAGCGATGAGATGAGGGATTATATTGTCAAATAAAATTGTAGTGCCTGATGCTGCTATTAGGGAGTACAATGAGAAGTATGGCAAGTATCTGCCCAAGTCAGCGAAGCGGTTAGAATTACCGTTGGTTGTAGACGAGGATGCAATGTACTTAGCAGCAATGAAAGCATGTTCCAAACCGAGGAAATAACATGGCAACATTAGAAGATCAGATAGAGCTGGAGCACCGTATGGTTCAGTCTGGTATTGATAGGTACAACAAGGAGCTTAGGGCTTTGGCTGATAAAAACATAGAGTCAAAGACTAAGCATGGCCGATCAATCGTGGCTAACATATGTGAACCAGTGTCGGATGAGTTGAAGTTAGAATTAAAAAAGGCTGAGAAGTCTCGTAACAATAAGGTTAAGTTGCTTAACGGTTGCGATACTAGGCAGGTGGCATACCTGTCGTTAATCACCTTGGTCGATACCATATCAAAGGGTCTACCATTACTAGCTACGGCTTCTAACATAGGTAAGCAAATAGAAACTCAGTTCAGGTTAGATTATTGGTTACAAGAAGACAGGAACACAGCTAGTAACTTAATTAAGATGGCGAACAAGAAGTCAGACAAAGGTTTTGATCACAAGCGTCACGGTCTTAACCATAAGATGAAGTTAGATGGTGTGGATATGCAATTGTGGACAAACTCTGAGCGCATTAACATTGGTGTAAGGATGATCGACATTGTTATACGCACAACAGGTATCGTTTACATTAAGAAGGAACACTTCAAGCGTAAGACTACGAGTTATGTCTACGCTACCGAAGAGACACTTGATTGGGTTAAAGGTTTTAATTCTACGAATGAAACGAACTTGCCAAGATACTCACCTTGTATCATTGAGCCTAAAGATTGGGACTCATTCTGGGGAGGGGGCTACCATTCTACACACGTCAACAAGAAACCATTTCTAAGGGTGCATGGATTATGAAAGAGAGCTTACAGAAATACATTAAGGAAGTTGAAGCTCAAGACCTTACAGTTGAGTATGAGTGTGTAAATGCTCTCCAGAAGACACCTTGGCAGGTCAACGTGTTCGTGCTGGAAACTGTTAGGGCTTGCTGGGATAGTGGTCAGGAGTGGATAGGTTTACCACCAAGGGATGCCCTACCTATAGCACCTTATCCTTTTAGTAAGGAGCCTAAGTACCTTAATGAAGAGGAACTCCAAGAGTTTAAGGTATTTAAAGCGAAGCGTAACGCTGTGTATACAGCCAATGCTAAGAATATGTCGAAGCGTATCCAAGTGGAGCGTACACTACAGTTAGCAGAGGAGTATGCAAAGGCAGAGAACTTCTGGTTCGTGTGGCAGTGTGATTTCAGGGGCAGAAAGTACCCAGTGGAGTCGTTTTTATCCCCACAAAACGCCGATTACTCTAAGGCTTTATTAGAGTTCTCTCGGTCTGCTGTCATTAACAATAGCGAGGAAGCACAGTGGCTCGCTATACATGGCGCTAACGTATTCGGAGTAGATAAGGTTAGCCTAGAAGATCGTGAGATGTGGGCTTACATGAACGCTGATAAGGCTATTGATGTACTTAACGATCCATTCAGTAACAAGTGGTGGCAAGTGGCAGACAAACCTTGGCAAGCCTTGGCGTGGTGTAAGGAGTGGGCTGAGTACAACATCGCTAGAGCTAATGGCGAGTCGTATGAGACACGTTTACCTTGTGCTAGTGATGGGTCATGTAATGGCTTACAACACCTCTCAGCGATGCTCAGGGACTTAGAGGGTGGTAAGGCAGTCAACCTCACACCTAGTGACGAGCCTCAGGACATCTATGCTGATGTTGCCAAAAGAGCAACTGAGTTGTTAGAGGAGGATGGGTCAGAGATGGCAATGCACCTTTTAAATATAGGTATATGCCGTAAGCTAACCAAGAGGTCAGTGATGATTGTCCCTTATAGTGGCACACGTCACGCTTGTAGGGACTACATCATGGAGGCGTTGGAGGATAAATGTACAGGTAATAACCCTTGGGGCGATGACTTCTTTGAGGCTTCAATGGTTCTGTCTGGGTTTGTATGGCAAGCAATAGGTGACGTGATAGTCTCAGCCTTTAGTGCCATGCAGTACATCAAGGACGTAGCTAAGTTGTACGTAGACAACGGCATCCCGTTTACATGGACAACACCTACTAACTTAATAGTTAGGCAGTTCTATACGGACAGGAAGAGTAAGCGCATCAAGACTCACATAGCAGGTAGCTTAGTAGCCCTAAGATACTACGAGGATATGGGTGACAAGATAGACTCACGCAAGACATTATCAGGTGCTAGTCCAAACTTTGTACACTCGCTCGATGCGGCAGCTCTTACAATGACGGTGCATGAGTGTCTCAAGGATGGTATACTTGATTATGCAATGGTGCATGACAGTTATGGGACACACAGTCCTAACATGCCAAGACTTAATCAGAGGTTACGTGAGGCTTTTGTAGTAATGTATCAAGAACATGACGTACTGTTGAACCTATATGAGGATGCAGTAGTGTCACTACCAGAGGGAACATTAGTTCCAGCACCACCAAGTAAAGGTGACTTAGATCTAACTCAGGTCTTGCAAAGTGATTACTTCTTTGCATAGCCAAAGAGTTACCCTATAGCCACCCCCCGTTCATATATATAACTAAGGAATAATAAGCATGGCGAAGAATATATTAGTACAGACTGGATCAGCAATGTGGGCTAAGGTCTTTGAACCTGACACCAAGTTCAATCCAGATGGTGACTATACAATCAATATACAAATGGCTGCGGCAGAAGCAGCTCCAATGTGTGAGCAACTAGAGCAGATAGTTCAAGCAAAGTTTAATGAGGCGATTAAAGAAGATCCCCGCCTCAAGAACACGCTGACCACACAACCTGTAATGCAAACTGTGTATGATCGTGACACAGGTGATGACACAGGCAATGTCGAGTTCAAGTTCAAGCTCAAGGCTAAGGTACGTAAGCGTGACGGTACATACTACGAGCAACAACCTGCTGTGTTAGATGCAAAGAAAACACCGCTAAGTAAGGATGTCCTAATTGGTAATGGGTCTAAGGTTAAGGTTGCGTTTGAACCTATAGCTTATGTTATGCCTAGTACTAAGAAAGCTGGTGTGTCTTTACGTCTCAAAGCTGTACAGGTTATTGACCTCATTGAGTTTGGTAGCTCTGCTACATCTGTCTTTGATGAAGAGGATGGTTACGTAGCTGCACCTGCTGCTGCTGTTGTATCTAATGCAAAGTCGGAGGCTTTCGATGACGCTGACTTCTAGGTCTACCTTAGAGGAACGTGTACAGCTCAACCTTGAGGCTCGTGGGATAGCTTATGAGTATGAACCTTGTAAGCTACCCTACGTGGTCGAGCGTAACTATATCCCTGACCTAAAGATTGGGGATATTTATATCGAGGTCAAGGGTTACTTCCGACAAGACGCTCAACGTAAGATGAGAAGCGTCAAGGAACAACACCCAGAGTTAGACATACGTTTTCTATTCCAACGTAACAACAGCACAGTGCAAGGTGCTAAGAAAAGAAAAGATGGCACCAAGATGACGTGTGCTGAGTGGGCAGAACGCCATAACTTTATATATGCAGAGGAGATTATCCCAGATGAGTGGTTCAACAGGTTATAGAATTGAAGTTGCAATAATCGATAACAACAGTGATGCGGATGGCGCAACAGCTACTATCACAAGACGTGGTGACCATCTAGCTCTTGTCGATTTAGAAGAGGCGTTCACTGCGGCTGTTAAGGCTATGGGTTTTTATGCTGATGTCGAACTAGATCCTACAGGAATAGAGTAATGGAACAAGAGGAGAGTGAATTTTTAATGCACACTCCTTGTGAGAAGTGTGGCTCATCAGATGCAAACAGTTTGTACACTGATGGTCACACCTTTTGCTTTGCGTGTAATACATATGGGCAATCCCAAGAGGAGGCTAAGGTGATCGAGATTAAACCAGTAGATTTTTTAACTGGAACACATGAGGTGCTAGTTAAGAGGTGCCTGACTGAGAAGACAGTTAAGTTATGGGATTACCAAACAGGAACATTTAATGGTCAGACAACGCAGATTGCAAACCACAAAACCAAAGACGGCAAAACTGTTGCACAGAAGATTAGAACAGCAGGAAAAAACTTCTCAGTTAGAGGAGCAATTAAAGAAGCAGACCTCTATGGACAATGGCTCTGGCGAGACGGAGGTAAGAATGTCACCATCGTTGAGGGCGAACTAGATGCGCTCTCTATGTCTCAGGCATTCGACAACAAGTGGCCTGTAGTATCCTTAAAGACTGGTGCAGCAGGTGCTAAGAAAGATATTAAGCAAGCTATAGAATGGCTAGAGAAGTTTGAGTCTGTAGTCTTTATGTTTGATAACGATGATGTAGGGCAAAAGGCCGCACTTGAATGTGCTGCATTACTCTCACCTCGTAAGGCTAAGATTGCTAGGTTACCTCTTAAAGATGCTAGTGATATGTTGATGGCAGGGCGTCATGCAGAGCTTATAGATTGCTTCTGGTCGGCTAAGAGCTTTCAACCAGACGGTATCATTAATGGTGCTGACTTGTGGGAAGAGGTTTCAACAGAACGTGAAGTACACACGGTGCCGTATCCATATACAGCACTAAACGAGAAGATAGGTGGCTGTAGATTAGGTGAGATAGTTACAGTAACAGCAGGATCAGGCTTAGGTAAGAGTCAACTCACACGAGAGTTTGCATATCATCTACTGAACGAGGGCGCTACCATAGGCTACGTTGCGTTGGAGGAATCCAGTAAGCGCACAGCTCAGGGATTGATGTCCTTACACCTGAATAAACTTATACACCTTGAAGATGTACGTAGAGATGAGATGCGTGAAGCCTTTGACGCTACGCTAGGTACAGGTCGTGTGTTTATGTATGACCATTGGGGTTCTACGGAGTCAGATAACTTACTAAACAAGATACGTTACCTTGCAAGAGGTTGTGGTTGTCAGTACATTATCCTTGATCACATTAGTATTGTTGTTAGTGGTATGGAGGGTGGTGACGAGAGGAGAACCATCGACACCTTAATGACTAAGCTACGTTCTATCACAGAAGAACTAAACATCGGTATGATTGTTGTCTCTCACTTACGTAGACCTAGTGGTGATAAGGGACATGAGGAGGGTGTAATGACTTCTCTATCTCAACTACGGGGTTCAGCTAGTATAGGACAGCTATCAGATATTGTTATAGGTCTTGAACGTAATCAACAAGACGAAGAGGATTCTGATAAGACTACGTTACGTATATTAAAGAACAGGTGGTCAGGTGAGACAGGTGTTGCGGGACAGCTAAGGTATTCAAAAGATACTGGACGTATGTCAGAAGAAGAAGAAGTTGAATTTTAGGGGAAAAATATGTACGACAAAGATGATAGTGGTTTTTCGTGTGAGTTTAAAATCATGCAAGCTTATACAGTCCTAAGTGATTTATTATGTTCCTTAGATAAAGAAGATGAGATACCTACTCTGAACGAGTTTAGAATGATTTACTTAGATGAGGCTCATTCAATACACTAACCACTCCAACGAGAGGGTACTATGTTAATTTTTGATTTAGAAACAGATAATTTATTAGAAGATGTAACCAAAGTTCATTGTATGGTTACACAAGATACAGAAACAGGTGAAGTTAAAACGTATAGCCCTAACTACATTGAAGATGGGATAGAAGCATTGCGTGATGCGCAACAGATAGGTGGTCACAACATCGTATCCTATGATTTACCAGTGTTAAAAAAGCTGTACAACTTTGACTACTATGGACAAGTGTACGACACGCTAGTTGCCTCACGTCTCATCTGGTCGAACATGAAAGAAAAGGACATGATTAAGCGTTCCGTCGATAACAAGTTAATAGGTTCACACTCCTTGAAAGCTTGGGGTCAACGTCTTATGTTTAACAAAGGTGCCTTTGGTGAGCAAGAGGCAGCATGGGAAGAGTACACACCTGAGATGCTGGAGTATTGCATTCAAGACGTAGCTTTAAACGTAAAACTATACGAGTTAATACTGTCCAAGGGTTACCCAGAAGAGCCTATGCAGTTAGAGCACGACATGAATCGTTTACTTATAAAACAACAGCACGTAGGTTTTCCTTTTAACGTAGAGAAAGCACAGAAGCTCTACACGTTGTTAGCAGCACGTAAACAAGATATAGAAATTAACTTGGTCGATAAAATGGAGCCAACAGTTGTTGTGCTCAAGACCAAAACAAAGACTATACCTTTTAACCCTGCATCCCGACAACAGATTGCAGACAGGTTACAGAAACGTGGTTGGAAGCCAGAAGAGTTTACTCCATCAGGTGATCCTAAAATTGATGAAAAAATTCTAGCGGGAATTGATATGCCCGAAGCTCGTCTATTGACTGAGTACTTAATGTTAAACAAACGACTAGGACAATTAGGAAATGGTAAACAAGCGTGGCTCAAGTTGGAAAGAAATGGTCGCATACACGGGAGGGTTAATCACATGGGTGCCGTTACTTCCCGCTGTACTCATAGTGATCCTAATGTTGCTCAAGTACCTTCCGCAGGAGCAGCCTTTGGTACGGAATGCAGAGAGTTATTCCATGCGCCAAGTGGTTACTCATTGCTAGGTGCAGATGCAAGTGGGCTAGAGTTAAGATGCCTTGCTCACTACATGAATCGTTATGACGGCGGTAAGTATGGTAGAGAGATACTAGAGGGTGACATACACACAGCTAATCAAGAAGCAGCAGGACTTGCTACTCGCCCACAGGCCAAGACATTTATATATGGTTTTTTATACGGAGCAGGTAACGAGAAGATAGGACAGATCATAGGTAAGGGTGCAAAGGAGGGAGGTCGGATTAAGAAACGCTTTCTGGCTAAGACTCCAGCGTTAAAGAAACTAACAGAAGCCCTTAACAATAGATTAGAACAGCAGCGTGGTGATAAGTATATAAAAGGTTTAGACGGTAGGTTGATACCTATCCGACACCCCCATGCCGCCTTGAACACTTTACTCCAATCAGCAGGAGCCATCGTTTGTAAGAAATGGTATGCAACTGTAGAGCAAATGATAAGAGATAAAGGCTACACTGAGGAACAAGTTTCTATAGTGGCGTTCGTTCATGATGAAGTTCAAATCTTAGTTAAGCATGGGCTAGAGGAAACAATAGGTGAGATCACTAAAGCAGCCATTAAAGAGACGGAACAAGCATACGACTTCAAATGCCCTCTCGACTCTGAATACCAAGTCGGCAGTAGTTGGGCAGACACTCACTGATACTAACCGTATAGGTGATATAGCAGAGCACTACGCAATCACTTGGTTATGGGATGAAGGTTTTGAAGTGTTTCATAATGCAGGTTGCACAGGTGCAGTAGACATCGTAGCTATTAAGGACAACGAAGTTTACTTGTTCGATGTTAAGATGCTTACTTATTCTAAACCTCGTGGGTATCACCTTATCAAAAAAGGACGTACACCAAAGCAAATAGCAATGGGTGTGCAGTTACTCAGCTTCAACCCACAAACTAGAGAACTACGAATGATAAAACATAGGGGAGACTAATGGAAACAAGTACATTAAATTTAATACTGGGTTTTGGTTTTGGTTCTATATCCTTTGCCTTTGCCTTTAAATGGATTGTTGAATCTATCATTCATTGGAAGATGTCCAACCAAGTTAGCACGATGGTAGCGATGGACGCAGAAGAGTTTGAAAAATTTATGGAAGGACAAGACGATGAAGAAAAGTAGAACACTGCTAGTTGATGGTGACATTGTAGCCTACAAAGCTGCAACCATTGCTGAGACTCCGATCAACTGGGGTAATGGTATATGGACACTACATGCTCATGAGAAAGATGTCGTGGGGTCGATGGAAGAGTTCATGAGTAAGATCATAGAAGAGTCAGGGTGTGATAAAGTTATCACTTGTCTTTCAGGAGACAACCTGTACCGCAAAGATGTAGCTCCTTATTATAAGAAGAATAGGCTTAACACTCGTAAGCCGATGCTGCTTAAATACGCTAAAGATTATTTAGCAATAAATTATAACGGCATGGTTGAGGACAACTTAGAAGCAGATGACTTACTAGGAATCCTCGGTAGTAGAAGTTTTGATACTGTTATCTGGTCACTTGATAAAGACTTACTAACTATTCCAGCTTTCCATTTGATTGAGGGTAGAGTTGTTGATGTAGGTTTAGAAGAGGCCGACTACAACTTCTTTTATCAGACGTTGGTAGGTGACTCCACAGATAACTACAAAGGTTGTCCAACAGTAGGCGCAAAGAAAGCTGCACAGTTACTAGATGAGAAAGGTGCAACATGGAAAACTGTTGTCGATGCTTTTGCATCTAAAGGTTTGAGCGAAGAAGTAGCTATAGAAAATGCAAGACTAGCACGTATACTACGTGATGGTGAATATAACTTTGAAACAAAGGAAGTAAAATTATGGGCGGCATAAATGATGCAACAGCAGAAGCATGGGACGCATGTTACGGTTGGCGTGTAAAAAACTTAGAAGCAACGCAAGAAAAAGTTGAAGCCATTCGTTATGCTCAGGCAGAAGCAGCACAAGAAACGCAAGGATATAAAAGTGTACACGCTGAAACAGGAAACAAACCCAGTGTACACGCTGACCCAGTAAACAAACCTGCACACTACAACGCAGGTGAGATTGAAACCATCGACTACATTGTCGATGTGTTAGGTGCTTATGAAGCTATCTCATACTGCCATGGTAATTTAATTAAGTACACTGGCTCTCGATTATGGACAAAGGGGAACCCTATCCAAGATGCAGAGAAAGCTCAGTGGTACTTAAACAAAATGATTGAACTAATGAAAGAGACTAAAGGAGTTAACTGGTAATGACGGGACTAACCCAAGATTACATCAGCGGTATGTTTGAAGGCTTTGACTACTACCAGTCAAAGTGTAGTGAGACAGCTATCTTCCCTGAAGACTTAGCCATAGAGTATTTAACTCTTGGTCTTTTGTCTGAGGCAGGTGAGGTGGCAGGTAAAATTAAGAAAAAAATTAGGGACGGTGAGTTACCAAACCACCGCCAACAAGTGAGCGATGAGTTGGGCGATGTGTTCTGGTACTTAGCAATGCTTGTAGATCGTATGGGCCTTAACCTAAGCGATGTAGCTTTTGAAAATATCATTAAACTATCTAATCGTAAGGTAGCAGGAACCCTAGCAGGTTCAGGTGATAACCGATGAGTGATGACGGATTAGGAACACCACCTCGCCATGTAAAAGAAAACAAGTGCAGAGCTTGTTACGGCACAGGATTATATGGTTATGAACCTCAAGGTGATGGTTT